TGAAAGGGCAGGATGGCAGCCAGTAGATAATTATAACTATGAGCTTATTATTAATGAGCAGAAAAGAAAAATTAGATTACTAGGTAGAGAAAGAGCATTGAATGTCAGCACTGAGCTAGAAAGATTACTAAAGCAGGTTAATGTATAATGACAGTTTTGCAGAAAAAGGGTGAAATAGATCAGTTTGGCTATAATATTATACTGAAGAAAAAAACAAACAAATCATCCACAGAGCTTGAATTTGTCTCGTATGTAAGACACTTTAGAATATACGAATCACTATTTTCTAAATTTATGTATATAGAAGGGCTGATAGTAGATGGCGGTGGGCTAATTCAACGAGTGGGTATACAGGCTGGTGATATATTATCAATTGATCTTTTTAAAGACCCGAGTGATGCAGCAGACGAAAAAATATCTAAGGATTTTTATATTGAACAGCTAGGTGGTGAGGATAGGAGCGATGGTGAAAAGGCGGCAAGATATACATTTAGAGCTGTGTCAAAGACAGGGTTTGAGGCTCAAAAAAATAAAGTAAAAAAAGGTTACTTTGGCCCGGCAACATCAATTGTTCAAGATATAGCAGTTAACTATCTTAAAGCAACACCAGAGGATTTTGATCCTGGTAACTTTGTAGAAAGTTATGGTAGTATAAACTATATTGCTTCATCAGTATCGCCATTTGAGGCCATAGAGTGTCTTGGTAAACAATCAATATCAAAGGAAGACCCAAAAGAGGCTGGATTTGCATTTTATGAAACAAGAGATGGTCTATTTTTCAAGCCACTAGGATCAATTGTTACATCAGGCAAAAATTTTCCTTATACAAAAATTGTTGATAAAAACAAAAGCCAAGAAGGCCCCGATAAAGATTATTACAGAATAAATGACTTGCAGCACCACATTTCATATGATCAACGAGAGAATTTAAAAAAGGGTGCATTAAAAAACAAAACTATTTCTTTCAACTTTATTTCAAGAAAGGTTGATGAGACAGTATTTGATATCAGACAACAATCAAAAGATGTTTTGGTCATGGGCCCAAATTTATTAATTGATGAAGAAGAATTAAATAATTTAATTGGTGATGATGTGCAAGGTGACGAAGACCCAAACCTTTATGTCAGATGCAACAACCAATCGTATGACCAAGTAGAAGATTTCTTTGCAATAACCAGAGGGCCTTCACAAGCCCAGAAAATTTTAATGAATCAAACTGTTGTTACAATTAAAGTTCACGGTAATCCAAAACTGAAACCTGGTGATACTATAGAACTTGATGTTAACCAGCCTTCTGCAGAAAGCACAAAAGAGGTTGACATTGTATTAAGTGGTAGGTTTGTTGTAGGTAGTGTTGTAAACTCTGTTACTGATCTTGAGAATTACATTACAATATGTGATTTATTTAAGGATGGCTATGAAAGAAGTATTACTGACTATAGAAAAGATATTAACTCCCATTTTGTGAAACCAAGAGAATAATATGTCAAAAGTATCAGATGGCGAATCGCAATTTAGTTCAATGGTTTGGTTTATGGGTGTTGTGGAGGATGTGAACGACCCACAGCTTATCAATAGAGTGAGGGTGCGCTGTATAGGGTTCCACCCAAAGGATAAAACTCTATTACCAACAGGCAATTTGCCGTGGGCTCCATTCCTCTCCTCTACTGCCCAAATGTCAGCTCCAATGGTCAATCAAGGCGACTGGGTTATTGGGTTCTTCATAGATGGCAATATGGCACAGCAGCCAGTTGTGATTGGTTCGCTTGTAGGTATTCCTCAAGAGCAAGCAAATCCAAATGAGGGATTCTATGACCCATCAGGTATTCATCCAAGATTTCCTGGTGAGGGAACAAACCCAAGACATGCAAGAGGTGAGGTTGGAACAGTAGATAGAAATGCCATCGCATTTTCAAGATCATCTGCTACCTCTGGTGTTCCTGTTGCGGATGGTACAAAGTTTGCCGAACCTATTTCTGAATTTGATGCAAGGTATCCTTTCAACCACGTTATGGAAACAGATGGAGGGCATGTTTTTGAGCTTGATGATACACCACAAGCAGAACGAATTCAAATTTTCCATAGGAAAGGTTCATTTATAGAATTCCACCCAAATGGTTCAATAGTTCATAGAGGTGCTAACGATCGCTATCATGTAGTTTTCAATAACGAAAATTTATATGCGGGTGGCAATATGAATATGTCCGTTGTTGGTGCTGTCAATATTGTGGCTGGTGCTAACACAAACATTTCAACTGGCGGTGATGCTACATGGAGAGTTGGTGGTAACTTGAGAATGGATATTGGAGGCAACTTTGATGTTGCAGTTGCCGGCACAACAAACATTGACTCTGGCGACACTGCAATCATTTATTCAGGTGGTAATGTTGAGTTGCAAGGCAGTCAAGTGCATTTCAATAAGCCAACTGCTAAACCACTTGGTTCCATTCTTTCCCCAGAAACAATTGTAAAACAAGAGTCTGGAGCACCAACAGTATTTGAAATACTTGCGTTTGATGATGACTTTGAAAAACCAATTGAAAATTACAACAGTGTTCTTATTGCAAATGGATTACCTCCTGTTGCTGATACACCACTACCTGGGCAACCTGGCACGCCACCAGTTGGTGATTCAGCAATACCTCCTGCGGGCGGCACCGATAAGGAAGTCAAGTGTGGATCAATTATTCTTCTTGATGATTACAAAAAAGTCAGAGTATCAAAAAATTTCACTCTTGCCGACTTTACTCAAAATGGTACAAGAAAATTGCAAGCCTTCAACGAGGCCTCTGTGGCTGACATTCTTTGCAATATTGTAAAACTAGCTGAGAATATTATGGAGCCAATAGTTGCTGCAGGTATACGTGTATCAATAACATCAGGATTTAGAACACCAAGTGTTAAACTAACTGGTGGTGGTACAAATAACAAATCAGACCACAATTATGGCCGAGCAGTAGATTTCAACGTAATTGGCATGTCAGCCTATGAAGCTGCATTAAAGATATATCCAATTGTTGGTAAAATTTCTAAGCAGTTTTTTCTTGAGTACAATTTGAGTGGCGGTGGACCAGGTTGGGTCCATATTGGTTACCAACCAGGCGTAAAACATAGCCTCCCTATTGCCACCTGGAGTGTTCCAAGGGTTCACACCAGAGGCAAATTTGTGGACTTGAAGCCAGGACAGCGACTAGGATGACAGCAGTAGCAAGAAAGGATGATGAAGTACAATCGCCAACAGGAATTGGAAATAGGTGTGTGAGTCCGGTTAAAACAAAAGTTGATGCGGTGAATTCCCATTCGGTGTTTGCAAATAGCAAACTGATTCCTGTTAAGGGTAACAAAATTGCCGCCCATAATAAAAAAGGATGCACACCAGATGAGTCTCTACTAGATAAGGTTTCCCCTGATGTCTACATTGGAAACAAACAGATAGGAAGAGTTGGCGATGAGTATGGAACAGGGACGGATGAGGCCAATGTTATCACAAAGGGTTCATCTGATGTCTTTGCTAATGGTTAATATAAATAACCTTAGAGAGGATTCTAATGTCAAACTATACTAAAACTACAGCTGCATTTATCAAAAAAAGTGCGCGGCACTCAGATATTAGTATTGCTCTTGGCATAAGTCCATTCAACCAAGACCTTGTTAGAATTACAGATGTTGATAGTGTAAAAAGATCGATTAGAACACTAGTTCTAACTAACAAATACGAAAGGCTATTGGATCCGGATATAGGCGGTAATGTAAGAGCGCTTCTATTTGAACCAATGACCGCATTTACAGAAACAATTTTGCAGGACTATATAACAGAAGTTATTGAAAACTACGAACCAAGAGCTATACTAGAGGATGTAATAGTCCAAAGTAATCATGATTTTAATGCCTTGAATGTAACAATTAGATTTAGAATGGACACTTCTGAACAAACCCAAACGCTAGACTTCTTATTAGAAAGGATTAGATAATATGGCCAATGGCTTCCTAACAACATCAGAACTGGACTTCAACTCATATAAGTCAAGCCTAAGGACGTTCCTATCCCAGCAAGATGTCTTTAAAGATTACAATTTTGAGGGGTCAAATATCTCTGTTTTGCTTGATGTCCTTGCATATAACACATACATGAATGGTGTGTATCTCAACATGGTTGGTAGTGAGATGTTTCTTGATACATCTTTGTTGAGAGAGTCAATTGTATCACATGCCAAGGAATTAAACTACACACCCCGCTCTAGAACATCGCCAGTTGCATATGTTGATATAACAATTACACCAAACAATGCTCCTGATACAATTACAATTCCAAAATACTACGAAATCAATGCTAGATCACTTGATAACACCACATATTTTTTCACAACTGATGAAACACTTGTTATTAGAGCAAACAATGGAATCTATAAAGCAGCAAACGTTGCAGTGTATGAGGGGAACATTGTAAAGGAAGTATTCATTGCTAACAACACGGCACGATACCTTCTTCAATCAGCCAATGTTGATGTCTCGTCAATTAGTGTTACCGTTAAAGAATCAAACACAGCAACTACAGAAACAAAGTACAATAAAGAAACATTCTTATTTGGTCTTGATAATGCAGATGAAATCTTCTTCATTCAAGGTGCCGAGGACCATTTGTTTGAAGTTGTATTTGGTAATGGAGATATTGGTAAATCGTTAGTAGATGGTAATGTAGTTACAATAAATTACCGTGAAACAAATGGTTTAGATGCAAATGGTGTTGACACATTTACAGCGCCAAATCCTGTTGATGGCTATACAAACATTGCTGTTGCTGTTGTGTCCAATGCAGCCGGTGGTGCCGAGCATGAGACAGACGAAGAAATAAAATTTAATGCGCCAAGGTTCTTTCCAACTCAAAATAGAGCAGTAACAGTAGAAGACTATATTGCGCTTACAAAACAAGCGTTTGCTTCACTTGAGGTTGTAACTGCGTTTGGTGGTGAAGAAGCCGAACCAAGACAATATGGTAAGGTAATTGTTGCAGCCAAGCCTATTGGCGGAACAAAGTTAGCAACTCCTATTAAAACTCAGATCTACAATTTCCTCAAAGAAAGATCATCAATATCCATTGACCCAGTTGTGGTGGATGCTGAATATTTCTTTGCAGAAATTGTAACCAATGTTCTCTATAATATCAACCTAACATCTAGATCTGCAAGAGATGTTGAAGCTCTTGTGGAAGATACAATCATTTCATTTGGTAGTACAAATCTTCAAAAGTTTGGATCTGATCTAAGATATTCTAAACTAATTAAGGCAATTGATGATTCCGAAACTGCTATCATTAGCAATAACACAGAACTAAGAATTGTTAAACGAGTAGAAGTTGATGTTGGCGTCCCATTTAGAATCTCGTTCTCATTTGAAAATCAATTGAAGCAAGATCTATCCACAGCTCGTAGAATATACGAAGATGTCCCATCAACTATTGAAACATCGTTATTCACATTCAATCTCAATGATGTTGATTACATTGCAAAAATAAAAGATGATGGCCAGGGCAATTTGATGGTTGTATCTAATGTTAGCGGCGTTGTGCAACTGCTAAAGGATAGAGTTGGTACAGTTAATTATACTACAGGTGAGATATCAATCACTGAGTTGGTGTACGAGGGGATCGTAGATTATATTAACATATTTGGTAGAACAAAGAAATTTGACCTTGAAACAAAGACAAATAAAATTCTACAAATAGATCCTGAATACTTGGCTGTTACGGCAAGTGGTATTAGAGAGTAATGAAAGAACTAGAAAAGTTTGTATCACCATTTATTGCCGAACAGTTTCCCTCTATCTTCAAGGAAGAGGGTCCTCTTTTCATTGCGTTTGTTAAGGCATATTTTGAGTGGCTTGAATCACAAGACCAGGTTATATACGATTCAAGAAGATTGTTAGAATATAGAGATATTGACAAAACATTAGATTTGTTTGTTAATAACTTTAAGAAAAAATATATGTTTCCAATCCCAGAAGATATATCTGGTGATAAGAGATTACTCCAAAAACACATTAAAGAAATCTATGGGTCTAAGGGCACAGAAAGAGGCCTAAAGTTATTATTCCAATTATTATTTGGCGATACAATTAGTGTGTATAAGCCAGGCGATGATCTACTGAGACCATCCGATGGTCAGTGGAATCAGGATAACTACATAGAAGTTTCATATAAGCCATACAATTCTTTATTTGTTGGTGAGTTTATAAAGGGCCGTATTTCTGGTGCTAGTGCATATGTTGAGAACTTTAGAACAAAGTATGTCAACAACAAAAATATCCACATACTTTATCTCACGGATGTAAGAGGAACGTTTAGACATGATGAGACTATATTAATAGATGAGTCTAAACTACCAGCTGGCACATCTCCTGTAATAACGCCAATCAACTCACCAAAAATTATTGGTTCACTTTCGGAAGTTGATGTAAGCAACAGAAGTACACCTTTTGGATATTCAATTGGTGATGAACTAGAAGTGCAGGGAAATGGTAAAGGTGGTAAAGTTGTCGTAACATCTTTGAAGGAATTAGATGGTACAGTATCATTTGCACTTCTGGATGGTGGCTCTGGCTACACTGTTAACAATACAATATTTTCAATATTTGGTCCTGTTACAAGTGTTGTTATTGCATCTGGTGGTACTGGATACTCCAACACAGACTACTTAATATTTTCAAACGGCTCATCCAACGGTTCAGCCAATCTTGTAACCAATGCAACAGGTTCAATAGTAAGTGTTGTAATAACAAATGGTGGTAATGGATTCTTAACAACTAGCACAACATCTGTAATAACCATTGCAAACTCCACTGGCGGTACAACATCAGGGACAAGCGCCTCTTTGTCAACTGTTATTGCTGGCGGTGGTGATGAGGCAAGCTTAAGAATAGGGTCAATTAAAGATGTCCGTAATCTTTGGTCATCAGCTGTAAAAATTAATGCAATTGGCAACACTACAACATTTATTGGTACATCCAACTCAGTTGGTAACACAATAATTGGCACTCTATCGCACCCAACGGCAAATGGATATGGTCTCTCATCTAATGTGTCTGCTGGGTTTGATACTATTTTGAGGGATGCATTAGGATTTCAAAATTATGAAGTTGGTACAATAGATAAGATTTTCACTATCAATCCTGGCCAGGACTATACAACAAACTTACAAGTGCAGGCCGTCGATGCTGTTATTAGTGGAATGAAGCTACTAGACACAGAATCACCAGCTGGCAGAGGGGCAGGGGGTAGTGGCATTTTAGGCAACAATGCAATCATTACAGGCGATGCTGGGTTTGGAGTAGATGCTTTAGGTTCTGTTAAGGTTGTTGATTCAGGGTTTGGATATGAGCAGCGAGAGGAAGTATCTTTAGTGTCGCTAGCAAACTCTTCTCTTGTATCATCAGGTACAGCGCTACTCGTTAAGCAAGGCCAAGGAAGAGGCAAGTTTCTTTCAACCAGAGGGTTCTTGAGCTCAGACAAATATATTACAGATAGTTATTTCTATCAAGACTATTCGTATGAGGTTAGATCCTCTATTGTGTTCAATAAATACAGTGATCTACTAAAGAAACTTTGGCATCCAGCTGGTGTTGAAAAGTTTGGACGTGTCTTAGTAAGTAGTGAGATATCAATAACCACGCCAGATGTTGTGTCATCAACATATCTTGGCGATGGGAACACAAGCACGTTTGCCATACCTGGTGGTTCATGAGTATAGTAACTGTTAAAAAAAATGGTATATTACAGACACTAGGTGTCGATTATACTATTTCAAATAACAATGTTGTTTTTGCTACGGCACCATTGGCAACAGATTATGTTTCTATTAGAAAGGAAGTTGCAAGAGGTGCAATTGAAACAAGTTTCAATATTCAACAAATTAGACAAACAGATCTACTCACATCTTATTCCACATCAACTCTAAAAACATCCACATTTGCTACAGCAACAAGCAAGTCAACGTTAACGCTGTTCAATACAGCAATTTCTACAAATAGAGTAACTACCTACCAAACAAGTTCTGTATTTAATACAACCACTTCATATTTTACATTATTCAATACAACGTTTGGAACAAGTAAAAACACAACAACGCAATTTGTTACAGCTTATGAATCAGTATTTGATACATCAACAATATTTGCAACAAATAAAACAACAGTATCTGTAACATCTAAGACAACATCAACACTATTTGATACAAATAAAGCAACAGAAACATCTAGAGTAACCAATTACAATACACTTGTTGCAACAACCAAAAGTTCCACTCCAGCAACAACAACAACGTTTGATACAACAATTGTAACAACATTTAATACAACAACGCTATTCAATACTCTATTTGCTACAACATTTGCAACATCTAAAAATACTGGAACAAGCAAATCTACTGATACTTCTGTATTGAAGAGTACATCTACATCTGTTGTAACATCGTCTGTATTCAACACAACAACTACGTTTGACACATTATTTAATACGTTGGTAGGAACGTCTAAAAACACATCTACAACATTTGCAACAGTATTTGATACAACAATCAATACTGCTAAGAACACAGTGTCGGCTTATGTTACAGTGTTTAACACTACCAAGCTAACATCAACTGTCTTTGATACAGTGTTCAATACAGCATATGGTACTACAAAGGCTACAACAACATCTAAAACAACAAGCTCCGTATTTAATACAACTACAACATTTAATACAACATTTGATACTGGTTATGATACCAGCAAATCAACAACTACTGCCTTCAATACAACAACAACTTTCAATACTACATTTCTTACAAATTTTGGTACAACAACAATATTTGACACATCTAAAAATACTGCCACAAGTAAAGCCACAACTACATCTCTTGCAACAACAACAGTGTATATTACTACAGCTATAGCTGGTACAACATTTTCAACAACCTACACAACAACATTTACTACAACATTCTTAACTAGCAAATTAACATCAACAAGCAAACAAACTGCTACAAGTAGAGCCACTGGCACAAGTGTAGCTACAACTACTGTATTTGGTACTACGTCTATTTTTGATACAAGCTTAGTTACTGGCACAAGTAGAGGCACAACTACTGAATTTGGTACCACAACCGCATTTGATACAGTTACATCAAGAAATACTACAACAACATTTATTACTGCTTATGACTCTTCATTTAACACCACATACGATACACAATCAGGAACTACAACACAAACAGACACATATAATTCAGGCTCAGGCTCTGTTACTGCTCCATCTGGTGCTACTTCTGTAGAAATTAGAGTTTGGGGTGCTGGTGGCGGCGGTGGTGCAGGTCACGCTGAAGGTGCCGTGTCGCTTGGCGGCGGTGGTGGTGGATCTGGTGCTTATGTGGTTAAGACTGTTTCTGTCACTGGTGGATCAACATCATTTAACTACTCAGTTGGTAATGGTGGTACAGGTTTTCAAAATCCTCCTCCACCAAATGATGATGATGCCTTCCAATATGGTGATGGTGGCGGACAGTCTACTGTAACTGGTACTGGGGTTAATATTGAGGCGGGTGCTGGCGGCGGCGGTCAGTGTGCATATTACGATAACTTTTTACCTGGTATAACTGGTGGTAACGGTGGCTTAGCTGGCGGTGGTTCAGGTGGTGATACTAACACCGATGGCAATCCTGGTGGTTATCCTGGTCTAAACATTGGTGGCACTGGTGGTTCGGCTCCAAGCGGTGGCGCTGGCGGTGCTGGTGGTGTGAACGCAGCAGGTGGAGCAAATGGTACAGCACCAGGTGGCGGTGGTGGTGGTGGTGGTGACGATGATGGCGCTGGTGGTAACGGTGCAGATGGTCGCGTTCAATTTATTTGGACAATACCAACCTTCTCAAGCACTGTAAGATCAACAAGTGCAGCTGCATCCAGATCAACATCCAGAAGTACTCTAACAACTTTCTTGACCGCAACATCTGCAGTAACGGCAACAAGTAGAGTTACAACTACTGCATTTGGTACCACAACAATATTTGCAACCTCCATAGTAACGGCAACAAGTAGAGTAACAACCTCAAGCTTCAACACAACTACTGTGTTTGAAAGAACTACTGCATTTGACACAACTACTACATTTGATACGGCTAGAGACACTGGTCAAATAACAGCAAGAGATACTTCTAAAAATACTACACTCTCTTTCAATACTTCACTTGCAACTACCTCTGTATTCTCTACAACCACAGTGTTTGACACGGCCACTGTCTTTGCAACAAGCGCTGCAACAACTACTGTATTTGATACATCAAGATCTACAAGCGCTACAACATTAACATCTAAGTCTACAACAACTGCATACAATACCGCATTTGCTACAACGTTGGCCACAAATAAATCAACATCAACCAGTATTGTTACATCTACAGCATTTGACACTACAACTGCATTTGACACTGTGGTGGCGACTGCCAAGAGCACTTCACAATCAACAAGCACAATATTTGAAACAAATGTTGGCACAAGTGTGGTAACAGCAACTATCATTGCCACATCGTATGCTACAACTGGGTCAACATCCAAAACAACATCAACAGCATTCCAGACTGGCTATGATACTAATTTCTCTACATCTAAGAGCACAGCAACGTCAAAAAATACTACATCTGTTTTCAACACAAATACATCAAGCGTATTTCAAACTGTAACAGCCTTTAATACAGCAACAACATTTGACACAACAGTTGACACTGGCTATGATACAAGCAAGGCAACTGCAACAAGCAGAAACACAGCTTATAATACAACAAAAGCAACAACAACTATTTTTAGTACTGTAGTTGATACTGGATATGATACCAGCAAAACTACTGCATTTAATACGACAACAATATTTGGCACATCATTTGATACAACAAGTGTAATTGAAAACAACACAACAACTGTATTCAACACAAATATACTAACTGCAACTTCTGTCTTCACAACTAGAGACACATCCAAGACTACAAGTACTGCATTTGATACAACGTTTGAAACTACTGCTCTAACAGAGTTGTCTACTGCTACATCTAAGCTAACAGACACTAGTAGAACCACTACGTTTGATACTGGATATGATACAGACAGAAATACAACTTCTGTCTTCAATACCAACACAACAAGCGCTACGCTACTTGATACAGATACAACAATTTTAACTCAGTATAGAATCTTGGCAACGCAAACTGTGTATTCAACTGTATTCAATACAGAGTATGAAACCGTTGCTGGCATAAACACAACAATTTCTACAAACCGGTTAACAAGTAAAATTACTGATACAGGATTTGTGTTTGAAAATAGAAATACTGACAAAGATACTGCATATGCTACAACAAACCCAACTCTCATTAGCACATCATCATTATATCAAACAACAGTTGTTACAATTTTCAATACAACATATGTTACATTTGATACCTCTATTTCAACAAGCAAGTCAACAACAACTGTGTTTGGCAAGTCAACCGACACTGTATTTGAAACAACAGTTGCAAAATCAACTGCAACGTCAACAACATTTGACACATTTTACGACACTACAATTACAACAGACACAACTAGAAATACTGTGTCAATTTTCAACACTATAACAGCAACAAGTAGAACAACAACAACAACATTTGATACACTAGTTGTTACAACTTTTGATACACTATACAACACAAACAAAAATACAACAACTACCTATGTTACATCTTTCTTGACTGCTACCGTATTTGTAACAGGGTTACAGACATCTAAAAATACAGAAGTGTCAAAGAGTACGGAAATTATTACAGCGTTTGCAACCTCTCAAGCAACAACAACACTTGGTTCAACAAGCCGCACAACTACCTATGTAAGTAATGGCATCACAACACAGCGTGCAACTACCTTTGTAACAAATCTTGACACAACAACAGGATTTGATACAACAAGAGGCACCAACATTACTACAACGTTTGATACAGCCACAAGTTATCTCACAAGCTTCAACACACAACTAAACACTGCAACATCAAGCATAACAAGCAAAGCAACATCAACTGTATTTGATACATCAATAAGCACTTCTGATTCTACGTTGGCTGTAACTTCCAAGAACACAACTACCCTCTTCTCTAGAACTACACAAAGCATTGGATCAACATCAACTACATTTGAAACGGTTGGATCGAGCGGCACCTCTATGTCAACAAGCAAGAGCACAAACACAACAACATTGTCAGCCTTTCTTACAACCTTTGCTACAACAACTGATACAAGTAAAGCAACAACAACTGCATTTAACACAAGTTATAGCACTGTCAATAATACAGCCACGTTGTTGTCATTGGGTACATCTAAAGATACGGCAACATCAACAACATCAATTACATCAAAAGCTACTCTTAGAGACACAACCGTAATAACAGACACTCTCTATCTCTTGTCAAGTAGTTTTAGTACATCAACTATATTTGAGACTGTTGTAAGTACTGCTTTCCTAAGTGGTACTGGCACCGCTTACTTTACAGTATTTGAGACGACAACACTTTACAACACATTGAAGAACACAACGTCTGGTCAAACATCAAAAATGACAAGTACTGCAGTACCAACTGGTACACAGTATCTCACATCTTACAATACAACAAAAAATACATTAACTTTCTTCTTGTCGACATATTCAACAACTGTTGCTACATCAAGAGATACATCAACTCTTACAACATTGGGCACCACACGCACGACAACGACACAATTCTTAACTGATTTTGGTAAGGGTACAATGATTAGTACCTCTAAATCAACTTCAACAGCATTTAACACTGTGTTTGCTGTTGGCCAAACAACAACATCATATAACACCGCTTATGAAACAATTCCATTTGGTGTAACAAGCGTATCCACAAGCAAAAGTACACTTACACAATTCTTAACTGATTTAGGTAAGGGAACTATGATTGGAACATCTAAGGCAACCACAACTACCTTTAATACAACATATGGTACTGGTAAGCCTACAACAAGAGACACATTTACCTCTACTTCTACAAATACATCATATGCCACAGAGACAGGTACCACAACATTCTCTTTCTATAATACATCTACTGCCTATCAGACTGATCTTGGCGCTGGCACATTAAACTTAACATCTAGAGACACTCTCACAACTATGGGTACAGTATTTGTAACGCAAATTAGTACTGATACTACTATTGTGACATCTACTGTAACATCTATTACACAAACAGTATTCAACACATCAACTATCACTGTTTCTGATCTTGAAACCTCAAAATCAACATCTACAGCATTCTTAACAGCCACAATTGTCAACACAAACACCAATACACTCAGAGAGACTGGAACTATCTTTGATACAGGGCCTGGATTGACGCAGTTTGGTACATCAAGAGTTACAAATACAGTGTTGAATTTTGAAGATAGACAAACATATTTTGACACACTAACAACATTGGTTCGAGATACAACTTATTTAACTGGTAGCAAACTAACCACTCGCGAGACCTCATTTGCCACAACAACTGAAACATTTGAGTATGTTAGAGACACAACAAGAACAACAGAGGTCAATACCGTATTTTTAACATCAACAACCTACCAAACAGATCTTGGCGCTGGCACAATGGTATCCACATCCAAGAGCACTATTACTGAGAGAACAACCGATAGATTGTCACAGACAGGATATGACACTGCTATTCAAACAACATATGAAACTGTTTATATAAATAACTAAAGCAATAGGACATAGGGCTAGTAATGTTATCTAAATTTAAACGAGATGTAGTTGACCTATTCATTGGATCAGTTAGCAATACGCTAAGTGTTGATCTAAGTGGCACAATTACAGTCAATACTTCATGCACAGCTGTTATTGGTTCTGGCACAAACTTCACTAACAATATAGCAATTGATGACCGCATTTTTATTGGGTCAGAATCTAGACAAGTTGCAGCAATTGCAAACAATACGCGCCTTACTGTAGCATCGCCATTTAGTGCAAATGCTGTAGCAAATACCTACAAGAAGGGTAAGCTTGATAATAGCAACTATTATGTCTTTGCAGCTAGACAATCACCGTTTGTTGATGAGGGTGTTGTAGCAAGCTCAATAGATAACCAATACGAAGCATACACATTTTTGCATGATGAGATGATGTTTGGTAAAAAAATTATAAACGATTCCGTAAAGCCTGTTATTGCAAAGAAAGCTTGGACTAGTGGCACAATATATGCCATCTACGACGATAAGGACTCAGAGCTAAGTGAAAAAGATTTTTATATTCTTACATCAGAAAATAAAGTATACAAGTGTATTCAAAATAACCAGGATAGCAGATCAACTAGCGAGCCAACGCACACAGAAACAGGATTCCCACCAGAAGAGTTTGATGGGTATAGATGGCTATATCTTTACGAAATAACTAATAGTGAGTTCCTCACGTTTGCAACTGAAAATTTTATTCCCATAATTGAAGATAGTGATGTTACCAAAGCTGCCATTGATGGCGCCATTTTCAACATCAAAGTTGAGGCAAATGGATCAGTTTATCCAGCTGGTAATGGCACCATTGTAACTACGTCAAATACATTCACCATAAAAATAAATGGCGACACATCATCTTCCAATGGATTCTTTTCAAATTGTGGTATTGTTATTATTAATGACACAACAAATATTACATTTGTAAGAGAAATCAGAGATTATATTAGCAACACTTCTGGCAATTTTGTTATAACTAAAGTTCCATTCACAGCTGGCCAGGTAGCTAACAATAACCAATATATTCTAGCGCCATTTATTAAAATTGATTCAAAAACAGGGTCAAATTGCATCGCATACCCTATAATGCAGAATATTTCTAACACAACATTTACTGGTAGCTTGAGAGCAATTGAAATTATTAATCCAGGTAAGAACTATAAGCAAGCAAATGTTATTGTACAAACCTCACCATCATTTGGTTCTGGAGCTTCAGTAAGAGCCATCATTTCACCACAAGGTGGTCATGGATCAAATGTTGAGGATGAGTTGTACTGCCAATCTGTTGGTATAGGTGTTGAGTTCTCCAATTCAGCTACATTCTCATTCTCGTCTGAAGTAGAATTTAGAACAGTTGGTATTATTAAAAATCCTCTTGATACTGACGTAACAAACACTACAGGATTAATTGATCTTGTGGCAAATAGCTTAATTGTTGTTGGAAGCTCAACAAAATTTGCATCTGAGATAAATATTGGTGATCATATAATATACAGTGATGAGGAAAAGGAAGTAGCAAGAATAAATAGTGATACTAACCTTGTATTGAAATCGCCGTTCTCATACACCGTTGTTGGAGAGCCATTCAACACAAGAAAAAGATTCTCAAATACCCACTTTAACCAAACTGTAAAGATTACCGCATCAAATACAACACCATTAGTGCCAGAAATTGGTGAATTTATGGTTGGTTCTGATGGTGCCGGTGGTGGATCGCAGGTGCAAGGAAAGGTTGCATTTGCAAATTCAACCACATTGATACTAACTGGTATTGATTATGATCAATGCCGAGGCAACACATCGCAAACAATACTATTAAATGACACACAATTAGATGGTGTTGGTTATCTTGTTGATGGTGCTGATACGCCAGCAATTAGTGCTTCGGGAGCTAAATACTCTAAGGTAGCATCCAATGGTACAAACGCAAATGGTGCAATTACAACAGCACCTGATATTAAGTTGTATTCAGGGCAAATTTTGTATTTACAGAATTTGCTGCCAGTACAAAGATCAAATACAACCAACGAACAAATTAGATTGGTAATTAAGTTTTAGAGGTTTAAAGAATGCCTGTTGATATAGCAAATACAATTCTAAATGCTTCTCCCTATTTTGACGATTATAGTGAGGATAAGAACTTTCACAGAGTTCTTTTCAGACCAGCGGTCGCTGTACAGGCACGCGAGCTTAATCAAATTCAGTCAATTGCACAAAACCAAATTGAAAGATTTGGTAACCACATCTTTAAGGATGGCAGCGTAATTAAGGGTTGCGGCATAGCATATCTTCCAAGTATTGACTTTGTTTGTATTAATGATCAATTTGAAACAAATACTTCTCTATCTTCTACAAATACACAATTTGTAAATGCTATTGCAGTTGGTAATACATCAGGCGTTGTTGCACAAATTATTGCGGCAAGAGAAGGGTTCAAGGCCTCTAGCACACCAGCCAAGTTCTTTGTAAGATACACCCAACCTGGTGCTAACAATGAAAGAACATTCATTGAAGGTGAACCTCTAAACATCTACACCCCTGGTAAATCCTATATTGATAAAGTAGTGTTGCAAGTGAATACGGCAACAACCGTTAACACAACAAACTTCCCTGTTGGCTCAAAGATTGTCAATGAGACATCAAGAGCAAGAGGATTTGTTTCAAACGCTTATTCAAATTCATCAGGCAATTATCTAGAACTTAGAAACGTAAGAAAAACATTCTCTAATAATGATATTGTAGTGCTATCAATTGATACATCAATAACATCTACGGTGCTAGATGTAGATTATATTACATTTGCTAACTCATTTGTTGACTCAGTAACTGTGCTGCCATCTAATGCTGCGCTATATGGAAACTCATTAGGGTTTGCCTATGGTGTAGCTGTATCGCCTGGTATAGTCTTCCACAAAGGCCACTTTATCAAGGTAGATAGCCACACTACTCTTGTCAATGAAGATGGTCCAAATCCAGCTGGCAAGCTTCTTTACTTCAACACAACAGAAGAAGTCATAAAAGAAACAGATGATAGTTCTTTGTATGATAATGCATCTGGCACTACTAATATTAATGCACCTGGAGCACATAGATTAAAGCTATCAAGCACTTTGGTTGCAAGAGATAAGGTTGGTACAAATTCTGTATCTAACACTGAAGTGGCATTCCCAATTGTAGAGTTTGGCAACAGTGGCCCCATCTTCCAGAAAACAAACACAGAATTTAGCATTATTGGCGATGAGTTTGCTAAGAGAACATTTGAAGAGTCTGGCCACTATATCCTTAAACCGTTCTCCCTAATAACAAAGCCAAGTGACACAAGTGTTAATAATTTTAATTATGAAGTGAGTCAAGGTCTTGCTTATGTAAGAGGCAAGAGAATAGAATTCTCTAGCAACCAAGATGTTGCAAGTAGAAGAGGCACAGACACAATAAGCGAAAGTGAAAAGCTTACATCAATTACATATGGCAACTACACCCTAATTAAGGAAGTAAGTGGCTATTTCCCTATTGATCAATCAATAGAAGTACAACTATACAATTCAACCCAGACAGCAATTACAAACGAAAGAATGCCTGGCGAGGCTGCTACAGGAACACTTGTTGGCCTTGCAAACATTAGGGCCATCAAATTTATTGATGATGGTACAAACAAAAAAGGTTCGCCATCTGCTCAGTATAGATTGTACCTGTTTAACTATAGACCTGTTGCAACATATACATTCCAAGATGCAAGATCAATTGTATATAACGATGGCTCAAGCAATCTAGCGTTTGCGGACCTTGTTCTTAATACAAGCAGTGTTCCATCAATACTAGAAGCAAATGGTACACCATTATTTTTCTCATTAAATGCAAAGGCCGTGAAGAGTCTAGAAGATGAAGATGGCAATAGTGATAGCAACTACTATTACACTGGTGCTAACACATCTGCAAATATAGCAATTACAAATGGTGCAATAACATTTGCAATGGGCAGCCAAAAGGGTGTTCTTGGCTTCAGCGACACATCTGATCTTAGTGAGAGTTTGGTTGATGTGATTGTTAAAGATGCAAACGCTTCAACAATTGCACTAACTGGTACTGTAGCGGCGTCTGCCACAAATGTTATTACAGGCACAAGTACAACATTTACAAGTGATTTCTTGGTTGGTGAATGCATTCAATTTATTGGTGCAGCAATTACAAGTAGAATTACAGCAATCACAAGCAACACTTCTATGACTGTCAACAATGCTGTAACAGCTGTCGCCAATACATATAGAAGAGTCCATGTGAGAGGCTCACACATTGCTCTTAACCCAGCTACAGGTTCTAAGAGAACTCTGACAATTAATAGCAACACATCAGCAACAATTAATATGGGTGTTGACTATACTGGTGTTGCTAATGTTGTCGTAAGGTTTAAGGCATACAATAATGACAGCACAGAACTAAGCAAGAACATAAGCAGAGACAATGTTGTTATTATTCGAACAAGCAACAATGTTGGCGGTAGTTCAGGTCCTTGGTCTCTAGGTGTCCCAGATGTCTTGAGACTAAAGAGTGTGTTCCTTGGTACAAATACAACTAACTTTGTTACAAGTCAAAACAAAGTAGATAATTTTGTATTAAATAATGGCCAACAAGATGCATTCTATGATCATGCTTCAATTACACTTTCACCAACAGCGTCACTTGGGTCACTAGCCAATAATTTCCTACTTGTTCAATTTGATTGCTTTACTGTTAATGCTGTTGCAGGAGAGGGGTTCTTTTCTGTTGAGTCATATCCAGTAAACGATGCAATTAATGCTAATGTAGCAACAAGTATTAGAACAGCTGAAATTCCTGTCTATAGTCAAACATCAGGTAATACAGTAATTAATTACGACCTTAGAGATGTTGTTGACTTTAGACCATACAAGGCTAACACAG